CCCTACTCAAACTCCTGATAACCTACATCCTCGCGTAAGGAACCATCATGCCTCTCAGCCAACACAAAACCGAACTAGCCCTCCAATGGCACCGCAAACACTACAACACCGAATACATCGCCAACCTACTCAACACCACCCCAGAAGAAATACAAACCATCATCAACCAACACCAACAACAAACTAAACCCAAGAAAGCATAAAATACCCCTTATGAGCAACGTAACCAGAGACTCCCACGGACGAATAACCGGAGGCGTCAACAACCCAACCGGTAAAGGCGGCTTCCAAGAACGCCCACAAGACCGCAGCCGCAAATGGACAAAACGCGGCAGCGTGAAATACAACCTCCAACAATTCCTTGAACTCACGAACGAGGAACTAGATGAATGGGTGCAGCGTCTGGACGAACTGACCCAAGCCGAACAGATCGCCCTACGCCGTGTTCTTGAATCGAAGAAGAACGGTGAGAAAGGATTCCGCGCCTATCAGGACATTGCCAACCGTACCGAGGGCATGCCCCGACAGCAGGTTGACCAGACAGTGCAGATGTACGAGCCTCCTACGATCAATGTCACGGTGAAGTAAACAGACCCGAGCCTATTATTCTCAATAAGGCTCGGGTTCCCTCGGGTGAAGACCAGACTATTGAGAATCGCGCACACATTATGGAACAAAACGGAACATTCAACCTCGTAATCCCCAAAGCATACGAAGATTTATTATTCTTCCTCCATGACCGTGATAATCCGCCATACCGTTACTACGACTACAGCGGAGGCCGTTCGAGCGCAAAAAGCACCAGCGTAGCCCTAGCCCTAGCACTCGAAGCCAGCATGTACCCCACCCGCATCCTATGCACCCGCGAATTCCAGAACAGCATTCAGGAAAGCGTCAAACAGCTCCTAGCGGATATCATCAGCCGCTATCAGCTTCCCGGTTTCACCATCACCCGCGAACAGATAACCCACGTCAACGGCAGCGTGTTCTGGTTCAAGGGCTTGCACGAAGACCCAGAAAGCACGTTGAAAGGCGTCGAAGGTGTAGACCGGTGCTGGATCGAGGAAGCCCAGTTCATCACCGACCATAGCCTAGACGTATTGCTGCCGACCATCCGAAAGAACGGCAGCACCATCATATTCACCCGCAATCCCCTAACCCCGGAGGATGCGATAACCACACGTTTCGTCACCCACCCGAGCGAACTCACCCAACAGCGCACCACCCACCATCACACCACATGGCGAGACGCTGAACAGGCCGGTATCCTTCCCGAAGAAATCAAACGGCAGGTCGAAGAATCACGAAACAACCCAGACTTCGCCCACATCTGGGAGGGAATGCCATACGAGAAAACAATCAACCAGATCATAAGCTGGCAGCAACTCACGGCAGCGACCGAACGCCAACCGCAAACAGACGGCGGCGTAAGCTTCGGCGTTGACGTGGCCCGATACGGAGCCGACCGAACCGCCGTAGCCATCGTAAAGGGACGTCACCTAGTAGACCTCGTTAGCTGGAGCAAGACCAGTCTTGTCGAAACAGCGGAACGCATAATTACTCTTGCTGGGACACATCATCCAAGCATCATCAACGTGGACGATACCGGCGTAGGCGGAGGCGTAACGGACATTCTCCGCAGCCGAAACCAACCAGTGAACGGCGTCAACTTCGGAGCCAAGCCCAAGCATCCCGACCGCTATCCGGCAGTCAGTTCGGAATTATGGTTCGAGTTTGCCGAACAGCTTTCGGAAATCACCATCAACCCGAATTTGGAACACCGAGCCGAACTGTTTCAGGAACTCAGCACCCGTGAATGGGCAATCAACAACAGAAACCTACGCGAAGTGCAACGGAAGAAAGACTACAAAACAGAGAATCAGACTGGTAGCCCCGATCTAGCGGATAGCGTTCTTCTCGCCTACTACAAGCCGCTGCAACTTCCATCGTGGGACGTTGCGGTCTGCTAGGTTTATGCGTTGCACCCGGTAGACTAGACGCAGGGTCTTATGACGAATCGAGGAAAAGTGAGCCTGCTGAACAATCTCCGTGAAGGTTTTATGAGCGCGTTCGACCGTAACCATGCGCCCAGTATGTCCCCCACACCGATGGGCGGGAACATTTGGCAGCCGATGGGCGGCAACACCATCCCCATGCACGACACCTACGACAACGTGTTCCCGTATGTGAACGCCATCGCCCAACGGTTCAGCACGGTAATCCCCTACGCCGTGGACGCGGACAACAGGCGCATCGAACCGGCCCCCGCACCGTTGACCGCGCTCTACGCGCCCAACGACACGTATTCGTGCTTGGAATTCCTCAAGATCGTTTGCGCCACCATTCTCACCCAATCTCACTTGGACGTACTTATCTGGACAACTAACGGGCCGGGCGGAGACATTACAGCCGACAACATCATCGGCTATACGCTGCTACCGTCGAACAGCCGCCAGTACAATTCTTCTCGCTCGGACTGGTATCATCGCGTTACGATGGACTTGGGCGACGGCGAACGAGTCTACGAATTTTCCCGAGACGAAACCATCGCACTCAGCTACAGCCAGCACCCCAACGACCCGACGCGCGGCATCGCCCCCGCCATGACCGTGAAGAAGTGGGCCAACGTGGACGATATGATCGCCGACTACGAGCGTGGCTTCTTCGGCAACAACGCGGTACCCGCTGGAATGCTCGGCATCGTATCGGAAAACACTGAAGACTTCCAACGCAACCGCGAACGCCTCGAAAGCACATTCCGTGGCGCGGGCAACAACAACGGAATCGTGTACAACATGATCCCGGTTGACCCTATGACCCATAAGCCCAGCACTACAAGCAAGCTGGTGTGGATGCCGTTCCAGAACTCCAACGATAGTATGGACTTGCAGACCGTGAACGACGTGGTGAACAACCGACTGTCGAACGCTCTGGCAGTACCGGACATTATTCGTGGCATCGACAACGGCCAGACCTACGCCAACGCTGAACAAGCAGAGCGTGCGTTTATTGAGAACACGCTCAAACCGTTGTGCATGACGGTGTGGGATAAATGGCAGTTTGAGCTTGACCGCATCACCGGCGGACTTGGGTATGGCATCACGTTCAACCTCGATCTGCCTTCCCAAACCGACATGGAGAAGGTGCAGGCCGACACCCAGAAGGTACGTATTGACTCGCTTATCCAGCTCCTGAATATGGGTGCCAGTCTGGAGTCTGCCGTGGACGCGCTCGGCTTACCCGACTCGTACAAGCGCCTTGACTTGCATCAGCAGGCTCCGACGCTGACTATCCCAATAGCCGCAAAACGGTATAGCCGTAATATCAAACCGCAGGAGACAGCAACAGAGAAACGCATCCTTCCCGCCACCCGAACCTATGTGGACAGAGTTATCAGACTCGCCCGCCGTTCCCAGAACGGATTACGCGACGATCTGGAAGCCATCGGCGACCAGTGGATAAACGACGTGGAAGACGACCTGATGACCAACCTCGCAGCCTACGCGCGCCGCACAGGCTACGAACTGGAACAGGTGATTACCGCGTGGGCTGAAGTCCACCCCAAAAGCGCCATTGCCGTGGAAGTCGAGAACTATACGGCGGACGACTGGCGACAACTCTACTTCTGGGCTGAACTCCCCGATACGGTGCATGAAGCCTACGTGGACCACTTGCGTAGCATCGCCAAGTCCACTAGCAAGACCATCACAAACAACGTCCTCGAACTGTTGAATAGGGCCGACGTGGAACAGTGGGACGCAAAACAGTTGCGCGACCATCTCGAACAATTAGGCAACGATCACGCCGAACTGATTGCCCGATGCGAAACCGTGCAGTCCCAGCGGCTCGGCAGCTTGTACAGCGCCCGCAATCTCAGCGAGACTCTTGGCGTCCGACTGGACAAAGTATGGCGTACCTCCGGTGACGGCAAAGTGTGCGAATTCTGCCGCCACATGGAAGGCAAGCGAATCGCACTCGATGACACGTATCTGGCGGAGAACGCCAGCGTTGAGATCGGCGACCGAGCATACGTGAACAACTTCGAAAGTATGCAAACCCCAAACGGTCACCCCAACTGCCGGTGCTACGAGGATTACGAGGTGGTGGAATCATGACGTATGACATCCATTGCAAACGCTGCGGACGCTACTTGGGTTCCTGCGCACGTGACACGATGGTTACGCTCAAGTGCCCGAACTGCAAAGGTTTGTACGTGTATCGCATCGTGCTACTATGGGGGTCAGAACATTAAGCCCATTAAGGACGTTCGACCGCACCACTAACCCCCTATCTGAAAGGGCCAAAATGAAGACTCGTAAGAGCTTCGCCAACAGCGGTGCCCCAGAAACCAATGGTCGTACCCTCACCTTCCTCGCCAACAGCGGCAAAGTAATGTGTGACGGACTAACGGTAGACCTTAAGACCCTGAAAGCGCCGTTAATCGACGGCACTCTGAAACTGGTGTCCGACCTCACCGAGTCCGACAAACTATCACTACCGCTCCTGATCGACCATATGCCCAGCATCGAATGCCAAGCGGGTGCAATCACCCGACTTTGGATGACCGACACCGGACTAATGGCCGAAGCGAAACTCAGCGAGGTAGATCAAGGCGAACGTATCCGCCAGCTTGCCGCCGACGGATGCCTGACCAACAGTTTCAGCATCACCGTTGAATTCAACCAGCGTCCCGGCAAAGACGGTATCATCCACGATGGCGAACTACTGGAAATCAGCGTCGTCTATCGTGGGGCCGACCCAAGGGCCGCTTTCACCGCAATCAACAGCCGCAACAACAAGAATGGAGACACCATGAACCCGGAACTCCTGAAGAAGCTGGCGCGTACCATCGCCCAGTTCAAACTCACCCCGGACGAGGCGGAACAGCTCACCGATTCCATCGGTGACATCATGCAGTCCGCTCTCGATGACATCACCGCTGCCATCACCAACCAGAAGGAAGGCGAGGGCGAGGGCGAGGGCACCCCGGAACCGGAGGAACCCGTGCAGACTTCCAACGGTCGCCAGACCATCATCATCAACAAAGCCAACCACGCCGCCCACCAGTCGGGTACCGTGAAGTTCTCCCACGACCGTAAGACGTGGCTTGACTCCGACGACGCCATGATCGCGTTCGAGCGTGCCCTGATCGACACTGATAACAAGGGTGTCGAAGCGTTCCACCGTGAGTGGGCTGACACCGTGAACCGTAACATGTCGGACACCGCGTCGTTCGGCGTTGACGCTGACAATGTGAACAAGTTCATCCCGACCGAGGCAATCACCACGATCTCGGACGCGCTAAACACGCGCGGCTCCGGCCTGTGGAATCTGCTGCGCAAAACCGGTATGGATCGCCTGACCATCGGTGGCAACGTTGCCGGTCTGACTGAGCAGACCCGTGCTCACGGCTACCCGGTGGCCTCCTACGGCACGAAGAAGAAGGAACAGGTGCTTTCGTTCGTGAAGCGTGAGCTTCAGGCCGACTACACCTACAAGTACATCAACCTGAACAAGGGTGATATCCGCCGTACCCAGCGTCCGGGCGCTCTGCTCCGCTACGTGCTTCAGGAACTCCCGAACTACATCGTCCAGACCATCGAACGTCAGATCACGCTCGGTGGTTACACGGATATGGCGCATTTCCGTTCGGTTGTGACCGACGCGGCAGACAAGTCGTCCGAGTGGAGGGGCAACCGTTTCGCGCTCTCCTACACCATGACGGATAACACTCCGCTGATGGACTTCGTTCGCGCCTCCCACATGGTTCGCGCTCAGGGCAACAAGGTGCTCTTGTGCAACGCTGACACCGTTGCCGACCTGTTGATGTCCGCAAACGCTAACGGCAACACGTACATCGCTCTCGGCGGTGACGATACTCTGGCCCGCGCCCTCGGCGTTAACCAGATCATTACCCCGGAATGGTGGACGGACACGGACGACACCACCACTATGGGCGTCGTCATGGCCGCGTCCCACTATGCAGTGGTTGGCGATACCTCCATCGAGGCTTTCACCAACTTCGCGCTGTCCACCAACACTAACGAGTATCTTCAGGAAATCTACGCTGGTGGCGGTCTGGACGCTGAGAAGTCCGCCGTGGTCATCAAGCCAAAGGGCGAGTGAGGTAATTTGCTATGACAATGAAACAGGTTCGATTCGTTAAAGCGGACTCTCGTAACCCAGTTCAGGAAATCGCCGAGCTGGCTGTGTTTGACGCTTCGGGTAAACCGGTTGACCCTCCGACCTCCGGCGACGCCGAGATCGGCAATAACAGCGTGACCACGGCGAAGCTGGCCGACAAGGCCGTGACTGCGGCCAAAATCGCTGACAACGTTCTGCCGACCAATGCGACCACCGCAAAGGCCGGTCTAGTTAAACAGGCTACGCACGTTGACAGCGTGTCAGGCTCGGTGCAGGATATCGTGAACGCGCTCGTTACTGCGGGAATTATGGCGTCCTCCTGACACGCTAACCTGAAGAGTAGCGGGACTGCACCGCAAAGGCCCTATCTCCTACAATGGGAGGTAGGGTCTAACTCATTTTCGGAAGGAGCGATCATGGACATCGACGCAAGCGTAATCGATCAAGTGGGAGAGACGATCTACGCGCGGTGGAAGGATGCCGCGCTCGCAGACCTCGCCAACATCATATGCCAAAAAGACTTATTCCCGATTACGGATGATTACGTGGGAATTGTCGTAGGAGATGGCCGCCACATAGCGTTACTGGCATGGTATTCGGATGTGACCAACGTGCAGACCACTGACGGTGTGAAGCTCGATTTTCGCGTGAACTACGATGTGGGCGACGGGTGGACGCCCGAAACCAAATACGCCAACTGCCTGACAATCGCGCAATGTCTTAATGTCGGCACGGCAATAACCGTGACCGGAACGCACGGGTTCGCCAAGCTCCCCGCCCCATTATCTTCGGTCTTGGCGGCTGTTATCGAGGCAGACCAGAACGTTCTTGAACAGACCGACCGCATCACATCGAAGAGTATCGAGGATGTGAGCGTAAGCTACGCAACGATCAACGAGACAGCCATGGAACGTGCGTTGACCCCGTATCGTTCGCTTGTCAACCAGTGGAGCCTATGCCGAAACGGCGGAGACAGCGGCGGTATTCTCTCCATGCCGCGCAAACACTGTAATCTGCCGTGGTGGCTCAACCCGCAGGATTACGTGGGGGGTGACTACGCTTATGGCAACGCTCTGTGACCCGTTCCGACTGTTCCCGAACCAAGTCCAGACGGCTACGCTTTGGCGGTACACGGCTCCCGGTCTGCCTAACGAACAACTGGCCGACTTGCAGGTGATTGTGAAGCATTCAACACAGTCCGACCAGCCGACCGAATACGGTTCGCGTATCAGCAGTCGGCGCTTCCATATTCAAACGGACACGGTTCCCGAGAACTTGCGGGAAAATATGGAATTATGGCCCGATCTCATGGTGAAATTGTCCGATGGCAGAGTGTACCAAGTCACGCAAGCCAGTCGCGGCGATGATATGGACATGGGGGAAACCCGGTTCATCACCGTGTATGGGAACCCGTATGGCAGGGACAGCATATGAGTTACCGATTACAGTTGTCCGCCGATTGGGCGCGTAAGCTCTCCACCCAACAGTTGAACAAGGGTGGCGTGCGAATGATGACAGACATCCTCAAGATGGCGCGTCAGAACGCTCCCGTCTTGACCGGCGCTTTGCGTAACAGTGGCCGTTTCCAGCAGCTTTCCACCGTAAAGTGGCGTATTACGTTCGGCAACAGTCGCGTGCCTTACGCGCGTATCCGCGAACACACGAACCGTTTGCATCCGAACACGGTACGCTACCTCCAGCGAGCGCGGAACACCGCCGCAAGCCGTGCTAAATCGTATTTCAACCTAGGATAGGGGCACCATCATGATCGATCTGGCCATGTGCATGACACTTCAAAATGAAGGTTTCGGCACTTACGGAAAGACACTGTTCTTCGGCACCAGCCCAGTACTGGACACGGGTAGCATCACGAACGCCGAGGGCATCTGGGTCAACGCGAACACGGTTGACATCAACGGCGATCTGTACACCGACCAGCTCACTATCAGTAGCCGCTACTTCGACGTGATCGAACAAGGCCGTCTGATGCTCCGGCTCCTGCACTTCATCAACAATCGTCTGCATGAGTATTGCCGACTGACCTGCAACCCCATAGCTGATATAGACTTTGTATCAATTCGCGTGCATCCGGCGACCGCCATCGATATGGACGCCATCGACGGCGAAGGACGCTGGGTGAAAAGCATCCGGTTCAACGTGGATTACAAACTCGACCCGGCAACGGTAGAATAGTAACCGTCCATTAGTCGCGCGTGTGCAGTCCCGCCCGACGAAAGGACATTACAATGGCCTCCTACCCCCTGATTGGCAAAAAGACCGTCTACATCGACGACCTCGTAATCAGCCCCGACTACGTGCAGGACGAAGCTGGCAGCATCACCCTGACTCCCGGCACTACCGAGGTTGCTTCGCAATCCGGCACTATTAACGTGCCGAACGGTTCCTACGAGGAAATGAGTTTCGAGCTGAACATTATCTGCCCGAGCGTCCGCTACCTCGGCATGCTGTTCCCCGAGCTGTATCACAACGCGAAGTTCAAGCGCGTTATCTCCGGTTCGATGTCCGAGACGGGTCAGGTGCGTTTCGGCGGCAACGAATGCGTTTCAAACACTCCGCGTGACATTATCATTCATAACGTGTGCGATGGTCATTCGTCCGCTCAGGACTTCCGTATCCCGCAGTCGCTAATCAGCGCTGGCGGCGAGTTCTCCGTGAGCCTGTCCGACCCGTTCGTGGTTAAGCTGTCCGGTTCGATGGTCTCCGGCGCGAACGGTGCCGTCGTCATGGGCGAACTTGATTTGGATACCCCGTCGTACTACGACGAAGATTCCGGCACCATCAAGACGGAGAACGTTCAGGTCACCGCGCTTACCGCGTCCCCGGCGAACATCTCGGGCAGGGTCGGCGATCATGTGACTGTGAATGTGATGGCGTCTCCGAATGGTGCGACTGGTACCATCACCGCCACCGTAGCTGAAACCGATAAGGCTTCCGCTACTGACAACGGGGACGGAACTTGGGACATTCAGTTGAGGCAGACCGGTGCTGGTACCGTCACGTTCGAGGATGGCGATGTTCAGACCGTGGTTAACTTCAATGTCGCCGGTTAGTGAGCATAAGTAACGCCCGCCACCGTAGCTGGCACGGTCGGGTAGCGGGCGCGTGATATAGAAGTTATTCCGAAGGGGAATAATCCCATAATATCACACGAATGGAGCAACAATGACTACCCCCGTTTTGAGCATCGACACCCGAGAAGCGTTCCGCACCCTCACCGTGAAAATCGACGGCACCGTGTACACCATGCGCCCGCTCGGCTCGAAGGACATGCTCACGATCTTGGATAATGCGGAGACAATCGATAAGCTGAGCGCTGGCGTGGCGAACCGTGAGACTTTAGAAACCGCTGAAAAGATTATCTTCCCGTTGGTCGAATCGCTTATGAGTCCAGCTGATAAATTCTCCGTGTGGGCTGAACAGACCCGTAAGCGTAGCGACCTTGCCTATCAGCGTGCCATGACCGCGTTGTGCGGGCTTATGGCGAAGAACATCACGGTTGACATCAAAGGCGAATAATGAAGTCATGGGATAGCCTGCTTACTCCCGCCGAACGGGAGGCGATGAAGAATTACAAACAGAAGGAGGCGGCTCGCAAGCCGCTTCCGAGCGTTCATATACTCGCCGAGCTTGGTGACTTGTATGGGTGGCAGGCTATCCGCGACGTGTTGGAAAACAACGTGTCTCCTTCCCTGATGATGAACCTGCTCAGAGAAGGACGCCGTATCCGACGGCGGCGACTGGCGGAACAATATCTCATGACGTTCGATTGCATCGCCGCCGCGTTCAGCAAGAACGGCGACCGCAAGATTAACACGATTATCGAAAAACTCGGGAAGGACGTGTGATGGCAGACTCGACACTGACCCTAGACGCCGAGATCAACACCGGCGATTGGAACGCTGGCGTAAAGGATATTCAATCGGGTAGCCGTCAGATCGAAGAGTCGGCGCGACATGCTGATGAAGCGTTTGGGAACGTTGATAAATCTTCAAGCAAGTCTTCCAGCGGGTTAGGGAAGTTCGGGGCCGCCGCCGGTGCCGTTGGCGGTCTTGTTTCCTCGGGTATCGGCATGGCTGTGAACGCCATCGGTGATCTTACCGGAGACATTATCGAAGCCTCCGACTCTGCGGACAAGTTCAAAAGCACGCTGAACTTCGCAGGACTGGATACGGGCACTATTGACGCGCTCACCGCCAGCACTCAAGCTTACGCCGACCAGACTGTTTACAGCATCAGCGATATTCGCAACGTGACTGCACAGCTTGCCGCGAACGGAGTACAGGGCTTCGACAAACTAGCCGAGGCGGCAGGCAATTTGAACGCTGTCGCCGGTGGCAACGCTGAAACTTTCAGCTCAGTTGGTATGGTGCTTACGCAGACCGCTGGCGCTGGCAAGCTCACCACCGAGAACTGGAACCAGCTAGCCGACGCCATTCCCGGTGCATCCGGCAAACTTCAAGAGGCGATGCTTAAGAACGGCGCTTACACTGGGAACTTCCGCGACGCGATGGAGAAAGGCGAGATCAGCGCGGAGGAATTCAACCAAGCCATAATGGACTTGGGTATGACGGACGCCGCGAAGGAAGCCTCTACCAGCACCAGCACTATTGAAGGTGCGATGGGTAATCTGGAAGCGTCCGTTGTCGGCGTGGGTACGACGATTCTTGACCAGTTCAAAGGCCCGTTGACATCCGGTATCAGCATGTTGGCGCAGAGAATCAGCGGACTTAGCGGCGTGTTTACGGGACTGGTGCAGACTATCGGCCCGATTCTCTCACAAATCGGCACAACGTTCCAGACAGCGTTTCAACCAGTTGTGGGAATGGTGCAATCTCAGTTGCTTCCGGCACTCAAGCCGCTTATGAGTGCCTTACAGAATATCGGCAATGCCATCATGCCTGCAATCCAGCCCATCGCATCAGGGTTAGCTACCGTGGCGAGCTACATCGTGCAAACTATGAGCGTCATCTCAACTGCCGTAACGCCGGTGATTAATAACATCGCCTCGTCGATTCAGACGGTGCTTCCGGCACTCAAGCCGCTTATGAGTGCTTTGCAGAATCTCGGCAATGCCATCATGCCTATTATCACGGCCGCAATCCAGACCATTGCACCAGTGTTGTCTACCTTGGTGAGCAACATCGGGCAAACTATGAGCGTCATCGCGACTGCTGTAACGCCGGTGATTAATAACATTGCTGCGTTGATTCAGGCCGTGCTACCCGCCATCCAATCAGCGTTCCAAATCTGGGGCTCTTACATTCAAGGCGTCATCAACGCGGTTTTCCCATTCATCCAGACGGTTGTCACTTCGGTTATGAACGTTATTAACGAGATAATCACCACCGTATTGGCAGCGATTAACGGTTATTGGTCTGGGGTATGGGAAGGAATCAAGAATATCGCTTCCAGCGTCTGGGACGGTATCAAAAGTATCGTTTCTGGTGCCATCAATGCAGTGTCGAGCGTCATCTCAAGCGTGTTGAGCGGCATCAGCGGTATTTTCAGCAGTGTGTGGAACGGCATCAAGGGAGCAGTAAGCAGCGCATGGAGTGGGATCACCAGTGCCGTCAGCAGTGGCGTAAGCTCGATGATGAATTTCATCACCAGTATCCCGAGCCGTATTATGGGCGTGTTTAGCGGAGCCGGATCATGGCTTCTCAGCGCAGGCCGAAATATTATTCAGGGTCTGATTAACGGCATCACGAACGCCATCGGCGGTGCTATCTCTGCGGTCAAGAACGCGGTTAGCGGTATTATCGACGGTGCCAAGAGCCTGCTGGGTATCGCGTCCCCGTCTAAGGTATTCGACCGTGAGATCGGTCGGATGATTCCTGCTGGTCTTGGCCGTGGCGTATCGGAGAACGAGCGTGCGGCCACTCGCCCGGTGGAAGAAATGGTGAATTCTCTTCTGCCGTCGTCCATCGTGACGCCCATGCCGGTAGTGTCTAGCCCGGTGAATATGAACGCGAATAGTGGCCCGCGTGTGAACGCGCCTATCACGGTGAACGCGCTTGACCCGAACGCGGCCGCTCAAGAGACTGTGAGGGTGATTAATTTCCATTACGTGTGACAAGCCGCGCGGGTAGACTGAGGGTATGGCTATCTTTACCCTTGACCCGCGCGACGTTCGTCTGACCCTGAACGGGTTCCCCTTGTACGGAATCGACTCATACGGGTGTGAGTGGCACGTAACGTTTCAGAACGTTTCGGGATTGTTCGACGGCGTTGGTTCGACCTTGCAGACCAAGGACAAGGCGTGGTCGGATGGCTGGTTTAGCAATATTCCAGTGGCTCAGGGTCGATCGATCAGTGTCGAGGGTCATATTATCGGCAAATGTACGGAAAACTGCATCAACGCTTGGGATGCGTTCAAACGTTCGTTCAACATCACCGGGCAGTCGCTGATTGTGAAGTTGGGGAATATCAGCCGTCAGGTGCAGGTCATGCAATCGTCTTCCGCTCCATTGGTGGAGTGGGCTGGTGTGAACATTCTCAAATTCAGTATCGGCCTGACCGCTTTGGACTCGTATCTTTACGATACTCAGTCAGTGAGCGGAAACACCGGGTTGCCGCACACTCAGGGCGGTATGACGTTCCCCTATCATTTCGAGGACCTCAATACTGGCAGTGAATCAACGTGGGTGTGGTCTGAAACAACCGTGTCGGGTAGCGTGCGCCTTACTAACACGGGTAGTGCTCCGAGTCCGGTGACGATTCGTATCGATGGGCCTGTGGTCAATCCGCAGGTTGAGCATAGTCCGAGTGGACATATCATGGCGTTCGATCTCACGTTGGGTATGGGTCATTACATTCTTATCAACGGTGCCACTCATGAAATTCTTATCGATGGCACCGACCCAGCACGCGGCAGTGTGACCAGACGCGAATGGAGTTACGCGGAGGTCGGGGAGAATATTTGGATGTTCAGTGCCAAGGAACCATCGGATAACGCTCGGATGACGGTCACGTTCAATCCCGCTTACATTTAAGGAGGTGCCGGATGCCTTTACTTGCGAACCGATTGCCGCAGTCGAACGGCTTATATTCGGACACGGCGCGTGTGTTGTGGCAGCGTTCCGGCTTGCAATTCGTGGCCGTCACGTTGGATGACGGCACGGTGATAGCCGAACTCCCAGACCTTCAACTAACCCACCTGACGTACCGTTTCGAGGAAACGACCAGCGAAACGGCCACGCTCCCGTGGCGCAACGCTCCCCGCAATTGGGATGAAGCCACCACACCGTATCAGGCCGCCATACTATTGGTGCGTCAATCCACCGTGTTGTGGGGCGGTATCGTGGTCAAACGCGAGCGTGCAATGCGTGGAGACGGATTATCGTTGACACTGGCAACCGTCGAACACTATCTCGATAACGTGTACGTGCAGGATCATACGTACACGAATCGTGACCAGTGCGAGATTGTGGAAGACCTCGTAACCACCACGCTTAAAAACCACCGTTTTAATCTCGTTGTCGAAGCGTCCCCGAGTAAGATCAAACGCGACCGCACATATGAGGCCGAAAGCGACAAAACACTGCTAAGTGTACTGCAAGAACTTGCGAACGTTTTGAATGGGCCGGAATGGTGTACATCATGGCGTGCCATCAATGACGGGCATTATGAGCCTGTGATGACGGTAGCCGACCATATCGGTTCCACCACGCCAAGCACCACGTTCGATGAAAGCGTTATGACCACGTTTACTCTGCTGGAGGATTACACGAAAGGGTACGGTGCTAACGCGGTAATGGCGGTGAGTACGGCTGACGCTGGCGACCGTCCGCAATCCGATTGGATGATCGCAAACCAGCCCAACCGACCCATGCTGGAATATGTGTTCCAACCGTCCAGCAGCATCACGAACAAGAGTACGCTGAACGAACACGCCAAGTCCTCGTTGTTGCAGATGCAGAACGGTACTCAGACCATCACTATGGGCTTGAGTCTGCTTTCCGCTCCGATGGTGTATAAGGAGTGGAAGCCGGGCGACCTCATATCGTGGACAGTGGAAGAAGACGCCGAGCATTTCCCCGACCATAATCACGGTACCGCCCGTATCATCGGGTACGAGATAGATTTTAGTCAGGCGTGGACCATCACACCTATATTGCAGCAGGAGGATACGAATGCCGAGCAAATTCAAGTTCAGTCTAGATAGCGCGGACGCTACAGCACGCCAGTTCTCGGACATTAAACGCCAGTTGCAGGAACTGCCGCCGAGCGTCGTCAACAGCGTTAAGCCTATGATCGATCAGATCACGGACATGTACGAGAAAGTGCAGACGCTAACGAACAATCTTGACCAGCGCGTGCAGGAAAGTATCACCCGCAACAGTTACACACGTGCCGAGATTGACGTTAAAACGCAGACGTGGAACTGGGGGGTATTGGCTCCCAATCATGGTGGTACTGGTATCGCCAACGCTTATAACAATGTGTTTGCGTCAGGCTCTTGGCGCGCGGTGTGGGTGTTGTCTGACGGTACTATGGGCACGGCTCAGTCGATTCGTGCAGTGAAGACCGATATCGTGGACGCGGACGACTACATTCCCGTTGCCGCTCTCCGCAAGGTGAAGTGGTGCATATATCGGATGAAGGATGATAAGAACCTGAATCTTGATGACGCGCAGCCGTTGGTCGGCATGATCGCCGACGATCTGGATGAAAACGGATTGGGGTTCTTCTGCGAATACGATGAAGACGGCACGCTGGTAGGTATCAACTACCCCATGCTTGGTGTGGCGGCGCTCCGACTCGCTCAACAGGTAGCGGATGAATTGGACGCGCTCAAAGCTAAGGTTGATGCTCTATCCACTGACAAAGATAAAATGGTCGTAGACGATTCGGAGGAATGATTATGGCTATCATCATGCACCCGCTTACCGCGAAGAACGGTTCCCCGGAGTACACGGCGGACGATTACAGGCGCGCCATCAATCCTCTGTTGCTGCCGTCCGATGGTAGCGCGTTCAACGGGTTGTCGGGCATTCGTTACGGTTCTCCGAGTCCTCTGGTCACGGTGAGCGGTCTGACTGCTACGGTCAAGGCTCATTGCGGCACCATCAGCCCGTGGGACAGTCTTGGAGCATACACTTACGCCATCACCACCAATACGACCGTGCAATTGGCGGACTCCACCAACAATTACAAGATCGCGGTGACGGTGGAAGACCCTTCGCAGTCTCATGGTACGACTCCACGCGGCAAGATTGAAGTGTTCATGGCTGGTACGCCTGACTCTAATATCAACGGTCTTGTAATCGCTGAGGTTAACGCCGGTGTCGCGTCGGATGCGGCCCCGATGATTCGCAATAATGCGATTCTGATGGCGCGTGATCTTGAACAGCTCAACACTATTGACGCTGTGGACGGGCAGGAGGCTGTGACTATTGCCGATAATGTCCATTATGTCAGAAATAATGGGACGTGGGCTTCTCAGCAATTATTCGACTCGTCGGACACGTTCAAAACCAAAGGATATACGAATTCTAACAATTGGTATGAATTTACGTTCTCGTCACGCGTCACATCGTTCGGAAGCACTCAAAACGTGGAATTGGCGAAGTTCGGAAACATAAACTGCTGCCATATTCTGCACGGTGGATGGTACATGCTTAGCGCATTCCTTAACGTCAAGTATGATCATACAGACACTCCTACGGTGTATTTTCGACGGTACTCCGGTAACAACTGGACCAAGTATATCGACACTCATGTTTCGTTCACAAAGAATGACTGGAATGGATATACGGCATTAAGCATTCCGACCGTGGTCTACAATATCCCGGATAACACTGTTATCTCGTTGGGTATTGGTGATAATTTTGTTTCGGCTGTCGGCAGTTTTACGGAGTTCACCGTAACTAGGATTAACCGGAACCTGTAATCTCGTTATAGTGGCATACCGCCCTCTGCTCGCACTTCGATATTCTCCGGAATCGGAACGACGAAGCTCACCAATGGGCGGAACACGTCATTTGGTGTCATATACGGGCCTACTGAAATTGTGCCGTGGTAGTTACCATCCAAAGTTAATCCACATCTCCCAATTGCCGTCTTTACATGATAAACGACATCATCCCATGTTCCACTGTTCATGATAATGGATATTATCTTCACGGTCTAAGATGAAATCATGATGGAAATTATCACGGCGATCATCGGTGTAGGCGGCGTGGCACTCGGAGGACTCATAACATGGTTGGCTAACCGCCGGTCAAACCTAGCCAGCGCGTATCAAGCCCTAGTTTCCGCGCAGGGGGATATGAAACGGCAGATCGACGCACAAGACCAGAAAATAAACGCGCTAATAAAACATCGTGATGCGTTGCAATACACGATTGATCTTGAAACGGGGTATATTCGCGCGTTGGGTCACTGGCTGTCGAAGTTCTGCGAGATTATCGAGCCTGAATTTTTGGAGAAACATCCTAAACCGTCGTTGCCTGATGATCTACGCGACCGGATTGCATCGCTAGAGGAACTGGTCGGAGATAATGACTAGCCGAGCTTAATGGGCATTATCGATCGAGGTGATAAAATGGAATCATGCGCCGCACCGAACTAACAGCCCTAATACTCCTAGCAATCGTGCTGGTCGGCGCTATCGTGCTAGGAACCTACAATGTCATCTTAAACGTCCACGATCTGCTAACATTCCTGTTAGTGGTCTGGTACGCGCTGACCCTCTGAAAGGAGCACAAGTGTCTTACCAAGACATTACGCAGTACAACAGTCCGAATTACACTTCCGGACGCCCTTACGGCATCAAATTTATCGTGATCCACTGGTGGAACGCGCCCGAGACACATCCCACGTTCGAGGGCACCATCTCCACTCTGTGTAATCCGTCGCGTGGCGCGTCCGCCCATTACATCGCGGAGGCTGGCCGAGTCGCGTGCATCGTTGACCCGGATGACCGCGCGTGGCACGCTGGCGACGGTGTGGGCGTCGGCTCCAAGGGCAATGACATGGGTATCGGCATCGAATGCAACCCGCGCCAGTCGGACGGCGATTATGAGACGATTGCCGAGCTGATTCGTAATCTCCGCGCCGTGTACGGTGACTTGCCGCTTATCCGTCATCGTGATTGCTCCGCGACCCAGTGCCCCGGCAATTATGATCTTGACCGACTCGATAAACTGGCGCGTGGACTGACCGCTCCCGCCAACCCTGTCCCATCCCAGCCCGCCACGTCCGGCACAACGTATACGGTGCAGTCGGGTGATACGCTGAGCGATATCGCCGCTAAGTACGGGGCTTCGTGGCAGACCCTCCAGCAGCTTAACGGCATTGCCGACCCGAATCTGATTTATCCGGGTCAGGTGCTGAAACTGCCGGGCGGCGCACCGTCACCGTCCGTTACGACGTACACTATCCAGTCCGGTGACACATTGAGTGGTATCGCCGCCCAGTACGGTACCAGTGTTTCCAATCTGGTGGCGTTGAACGGTATCGCCAACCCTGACGTGATCTACGCGGGCCAGACAATCCGCATCAAGTAGCCTATTTAGGAGGTTTGTTATGAGCATTAATACTGGTGAGCCGACCACTGAAACAGTGGTCACCAATGAGATGCCGGACGGTAATGATAATTACGTGCCGACGTTCAACGCCGCGACTCGTAAGTGGGCGTATCTGATTTCCGGACTGGTTGGTATCGCCGGTGCGGTGCTAAGTTTCGTGAGCGCCGTGCCGGACGTGCCGTCGTGGGTGGCCGTGATGGGTGGCGCTTGCGCTCTGGTCGGCTCCGGCGTGGCTGGAATGTTCGGCGTCCACTACGCAGGCATATCCAAGTGAGGTAATGATGACAACCGCATTGCTTGAAGTCAATCAAGCAATCATGCAAGGAGCATTACCAATGTTCGAAACATTCCAAACCCTCATCAACGCCGGAGGCTATGACCTCGCTGACCTCACCGAGCGCATCAAGACCATATACGTGATGGGTGATCTGAGTGAGGAGGAGATGAAACAGCTACTCGAACAGGCGCAGACGAACGCCAAGCCCGACGATTCCTACGCTCCGTTGGCCGACCGTGTGAAGGCCGTCGAGGAATGGGAGACGACCATCGAGGAGCGTTTAAGCAAGCTGGAATCAGGTTCATCGACCGACCCCGGCGAACCCGAGGAACCCGGCGACAAATGGCCGGAATACAAGCAGCCGACCGGCGCGCACGACGCCTACCGCGTAGGCGACAAAATCACCTACAACGGGAAGCACTACACGTGCGTGCTGGACGGGTGCGTGTGGCCTCCGGACACCTACCCGCAGGGGTGGCAGGAAGAGGTATGACCCGCATTTACACTGGCACCTCCAAGTGATAGACTGGGGTTGCTCCTTTCGAGCGATGGTGTGATGACCGAATGAACTAGCCCGGCACTGGTCTTGACGACTAGTGCCGGGCTATTCTTTCTTTTTTCAGTTGTTCAAGAGGAATTCTCGATTTCGGTATTCGCTGAACACTGGAACGTCTTCTGGGTGATCGTTGTAGGCGCTGACCAGCCAGCCCTTCTCGTATGATTCCTTGGGGTTGGCGTGGATGCGTGCGTGGCATCCCATAGTACCCGACCCACACACGGTAATAAGATTGCTGGGCAGGTTCAACCCTTCCCAAGCGTGGGAGCGCATACGCCGGTGGTGCAGATTAAAAGCGGAGGCGCTTAATGTTCTCCCACAGATGAAGCATCTGCCGTGGTCTCGGTGGAACACCTTCATACGGGTTTCGATATCAGGGTCTGTTTTGCTCACTCAGATACTCCTTCGCAGTGGAAGAAGTACAAGGTTATCGGGGAGACGAGCTTGAAGAAATATTGCCTATCGGTGTCTGTCTTGCATTCATGAATGGCCGTGATCTTAACGCCTTCAACGCTGCCCAGAACGTCGTAGAGTTTGAGGAACGCTTTGGTGTCTTTAATCCCGATTTGACCGAACGTGAGTTCCTGTCCGAGTCCTTGGGTGTCGATGATTTCTTGTGCTTGTGGGGTTTTCTGTAAGAGGTTGATGATCGAGGTCAGATAGCTGATGGTGTTCATTGTTGCTCCTTTGGTGTGATGATGATTGGATCAATGGTGCAGGTTTTTAGACTATGTTCTAGTCTTTGGTCAGGATGTCATAGCCGAGGTGTTCGGCCAACCGCAACCGGTATTGCTTCTGTGGTTTGCGGCGTTCGTTTTCCCACATGGCTATTACGTTTGGGCTGGCGACGCCGATTCGTTCGGCGAGTTCAGCCTGCGAATACCCGTGTCGTAGCCGCCAGTATTTGATGCACTGGCCGATGGTCACCCTGTCGCTGATAGTCGCGTAGTCAACTGGGATGTTGCCGATGTTCTGTCGTATGAAGAACTGTCCGGTCTGGCTGTCCTGTTCCACGGTGACTTCTTGACCGTTGATTACTGTATTAATTTTGTTTTGCTTACGCATGTTTCACCTCCCTACGATGTGTGATATATAGAGCATATCGCATTGTTTCTGTTTTGCCAAACAGCTCACTAATGGCTTCTCGACCGTCGTCGGTCAGCGCGAACCGCCAGCAATGACGGTGCCGACTGTTCACACCCTCCCGATCGACACGGCACACATGACCGGAACGCTCAAGCTCTATCATGCGCGTCCTCAATCCCTGCGGACTATCGTCATACTTCGCTAAGAACGCCATCCGTTCGATTTCCTCGTGGGTAAGCGGACGCTTAGCCATCCAAAGAATCAACAGCACATGAACCTGTTGTTTGCTGAACATTACGCCACCGCCGTTTCAGCCGAGTGGCGGAGGAATGCGGCCATGCCAGCGGCCACAATCCACCCGGCCACCCACTTGACTCCGAACCGTACCCGGTTGATCTTGGCTGACATAGCCCACACCGGAAGCGACACCCACGGGCTGAGACACCAGCCGCAATAGGCGAGTTCTCCGAGGCTGTCCACGTAATCCTTGGCCCACGTGGGGAGCGAGTTGGACAGGTTCTCGGTCTTTACGGTCAGCTTGCGGCGGAGCGCGGAGAACATATAGCCGGGGCCGGGCGAGAGTTGCACGACAGTGGTCGCGTATCCCGCCGTGATTCCAGCCGAAAGCACGGCAGTCCACCAATTGCCATCAGTCTTCATCGGTTTTCCTTTCCTCGTGGCGACGCCAGCAGTGATACCGATTGTTGTAGTCCGCGTACAGGTCTTCGTAGAGTTGTTTCGCCTCGTTGGTGGCTTCGTCGTGACCGAAACCGTGCTGCTGCAAGGCGTATTGAGCGGCACCGACCCAGATGGAGCGTCGAACGTTCTGATACCAACGGTCAAACAGTTTGCCGCACACCTTGTCATGCTTGTTGTCTCCGAGAAAGTCGGCAACGCTCTCCACCACGAACTTACGCAGAGTGTTCGCGGTGAT